GGAGGAAGTAACGAGAGAACCGTGCATTGCACTGAACAGAGAACCACCGAAGACACCAGCCACACCAAGCATGTGGAAGGGGTGCATCAGGATGTTGTGTTCTGCCTGGAAGACAAGCATGAAGTTGAACGTGCCACTAATGCCGAGAGGCATACCATCAGAGAAAGAACCCTGACCGAAAGGATAGACCAGGAAGACAGCAGATGCAGCAGCAACAGGTGCAGAGTATGCAACGCAGATCCAAGGACGCATACCAAGACGGTAAGACAGTTCCCACTCACGACCCATGTAGCAGAAGATGCCGATCAGGAAGTGGAAAACTACAAGTTGATAAGGACCACCGTTGTAAAGCCACTCATCAAGTGATGCAGCTTCCCAAATGGGGTAGAAGTGGAGTCCAATTGCGTTAGAAGAAGGAACGACAGCACCAGAGATGATGTTGTTTCCATAGAGAAGGGAACCAGCGACGGGTTCACGGATACCATCAATGTCTACAGGAGGTGCAGCAATGAAGGCAACGATGAAGCAAACTGTAGCAGCAAGAAGGGTTGGAATCATAAGAGTTCCGAACCAACCAACATAAAGACGATTGTTGGTGGAAGTGACCCAATTGCAGAACTGTTCCCAAGTATTCGATTGTTGTTGACGTGAAAGTGTAGAAGTCATTGTTATGTACTAGAAAGTAAAACCATCAGGGAAATGGTGGAGTTACTATTTCCTGTCACCCTAAGACAGGATATTAGAGACGTGATTTAGACACCCTAGAGGTCTCGGTTTAAGGGGTGTTTGACAACGGTTAAGAAATGTTTCATTCCTGCGTCGTTGATGTATTTATATTACTACGATTCATGGCACCCGTCAAGCCCTCTTGAAAAATATTTTTTAATCTGATGTTTGAAGGTCTATCAGCACCCATATAAAGAACTATTTTTCATTAGTACTCTTATAAATTAAGTACTTAAGATGTTCCCATCAACCCTAACAAAGGTATTCTACTCAAGTCTTAAAGACATGTCAACTATTGACATTAGTTATTAAGAATATTAGACTTAAAGCATATAAATTCTAAATACTGTTAGTCTTAATCTTTCAATTTAATGAAAAAAGCGTTACTTGCTTTTTGAATGTTATTGATGGCGGCACCAGCACATGCCGATATTACTCATAGAATGTCATCTTCAGTTCAGTTGACTGTTGAAGGACCTGCTGTTCAAACAAATAGAATTGGCACTACATACTCAGTGTCTGCTCAAAACGTTACTGTATCTACTCCAGGAACTCTTGGTTCTCTTACTTCTGGTAGTGCAGTTGGTTATACACCATTAGCATATACTGCTCCTACAGATGGGACAGCATGGAATGTAACTCAAAGTTTTATTGAAGGTGATGGTATTACAACTTCACAAACTACTCTTAGTAATGCGGGACGATTTGATTCTCCTGTTCTGTATGGCAACTCTACCACTCAGGCTGGTGGATATGCAGGTTCTCTTGCAGGAACCATCGATACTTCTGGTGCTATGACTCTTACTGCTGGTGGTGCTGGAACAACTGCAACAGGTCAATTCGTATCTGAACTTACTATTAAATAACTTGGATAGATAGTTATGTCTAAATTACAAGAAGCAATCGGTCTTGGGTTGATTTTAGGTGTGGTTCATGGACTGTTCCAATCCTCTGGAGCAGTTCCAGTAGTCCCTAACTTTACACAAGGCAGTATGAGTAGTCATACCGAAACTACTCAAAAGATTACAGAAATCATTAACTCGATGGACTATAACACGGGTTATCAATACACAGTAACTGGAAGTGGCATTACAGCATCAGGTAGTCTTTCACCTGGCACATCCGAATCTTCATCACAAATTGAAGGAGTGACATCAAAATGGACGGGATTAAATACAAGACCAACATTCACACAGACAACACCAGGAGCAGCGTTTCAGTTCACGGAAACGTATCAAGGTCCTGGTTTGAGCAATCAAACAATAATTCAAAGAGAAACAGAAGTAAAAAGTATAACCGACACAACTTCAATATTCACCCAATAATTGGAGCAATACTGGTTGGATTACTATCTCCGACTGCAGCACTTTCTGAAACTATCGGTGGTGTTAGTGCCACTGCTTCTCCTGTGGCTAACAGTAGTGGTTCTGTTACCAATCAGGCCATCCAGGTACTCCAGGGTCCGTATATTACGAACACATACGGCAGCGGGATCCAGTGTCAGGGTCCTACGCTAAACATCACACCATATATTACTGGTAGTATAGCGGCACAAAAACCTTGGGAACCTTATTATAATGATCCTGTGTATGATGTAACTGATAACTTTGGTTCCTTTGATGAAGATGGAAATCCACAAGGTGATGGAATCTTAGATAATCCTGGTGATGTCATCTTCTATAAGAAAACAAGAACGGGTCAGAAAGATAACTATAATCTTGGTCTTGGTTTTTCTGCTACTTGGTCTCAACCACTAGATAAAAAATTACAAGACCAATGCAAAGAAGCAGCTGCTGCTAACATCGCATTGATGCAACAGACAACTGCTAATAAAAGATTAGATTTTGAAATTGCCAGACTTAAAAACTGTGGCGAACTTATAAAGCAAGGTATTATGTTTCACCCCAAGAGTCCTTATTATAAGGTGTGTGCTGATGTCGTAGTGAATAATCCACCAGGACATACACACCCACACGTTCATAAGATTTCAGCATCAGTCAATGCTAAAGATCTTGGTACTCCTATTGAAACGAAAAGATAGTCATCGGTTATAAGTAATAATAATTCTTTTCTTTGGTTCTCCACTGGAACTCCAAGTAACTGTCTGATGATGAATATCAGCATTGAGCAGTTTTGCAATATGTTTAATCAAGTTAAGAGCAATATTTTCATTAGTTACATTATTCATCTTTTTTTAAATGTTGAACGTAGTTTCATTATAGCATGATTTCTTTCTCTTTGTTCATCTCTACGTTCTGAAGTTGAAAGCACGGGAGGTGTCTTCCCTCTAATCTTAGCAATTTTTTTCATAACTTTTTTGACCGTTGGTTTGACAACCTTTAGTAGGATGTCTGCCAACGGTTTTGCTAATAGTGCTGATGCTGTAGCAATAACAGCAACGCCACCAACCTGAACAACCTGACCACCACTAGGCAGTCCTGCTACTATCTGTTGAGGTAGTGGGACTGCTTCTGTTATCTGGACACACTCATTGCCCATCAGTTTATATTCAACAACCTTCTTTCGGAAACCTTCTACATATGTTCCTACAGGTTCCTTTGCTTGTTGTGCTTTCGTAGGACATTCTACGTTTGCAGAAGAAACTGGTGATGGTGCTTGTGGAACTTCTACTTGTCCTGGTGGTTTTGGTTCTGGTGGTTCTCCAGTATCAATTCCAGAAGGAGTGGTAGGAACTATCTGTTCAGGTTCATAAGTAGGAGGATTGAAACTAGGGAGACCAGAATCACAATACGTAACCAATCCATTCTCGTCATCTTGACCTACCGTTTTAGATTTGCTGTTACTCTCATGTGCCTCAACACATCCAGGAATATCAACAACAGGCACACCAATATTTAATACCACAGGTGGTGCTAATGGTATTGATGTATAGTTTTCTGACGATGTTATAATATTAGGAATAGCAATCTCACCAATATCAATATCGGTAGAAGTAATATTTGGAATTTCAGGCATTAGTCCTCAAATAGTTTAAAAAATCCAGTCCAGATAGAATGAAAGAAAACATATAAGAAGAAGGTTTCTGTTGCTTCTTTGTTTTGTTTTTTCTTTCGCATAGAACGTGTCATAAGGATGTAACAAATAACTCTTTATTATTTAATAAAACTCAGCAAATTTTAACTAATTTTTGTTACCACTTCGATACCTTACTGGTAAAGTTGCCTCTAAAGTGGTAACTAAAAGAAGTACAAATCCAAATACAAATAGTGTGCTCATTCTACAAGTGTTCCGTGTGCTCTACGAATTTCTCTGAGTTCTTCAAAGTTCTTTTGTTTGGTTCCACCATCATATGCCCACGCATATCCTTCAGTAATCATTTGTTCGTTGAGTGATAACTCTGCGTCCCCAATGTATAACCAGCCCAGAAGACGACCGTACTTCCCCATACCGCCAACAAGTTCAGTCCTAATGACAAGATCATCATCGCCAGATATAGCACCTTCCAGTTTCTCTTTGAGCCAGTTGGTTGCATCGTATCCAAGTGCTTTTTCTTCTTCGTCTTTGGTACGTTTCTCTGGCGTGTCCACACCAGCGACTCTAACTCTTTCTTTTTTATAAAGGTCAAAACCGAGATCAATTGTGACATCGATCGTGTCCCCATCGACGACTCTATTTATTTCTATTACTCGAAAATTGTAACAACTCTTCCGACTCGGTGGAACCATAGCGCCCATGTTCTTTCTCCTGTGCGTTTGCTGCAATACCAATGACAAATGCACCAACTGCGATAACTGCAGCAGCACCCCATACCCATCTTTCTAATTGACGAACTCTAGTTTTAAGTTCGTCAATACTTTTTTCAAGACGTTCATAATCATCTTTGCGAGTCATTCTTTCTTCAAGACCCATGACTCGCTCTCTCATACTACCAAAATAATTTTCCAGAACAGCAATTTGTTTATCCTGTTCGGCATCTTTGTTTGTGAGATCACTCATCTTTCATCTCATCATTTGCCATACGAAGTATATATGCAACATAATATAAAACCCCCACCAAAAGAATGGCAAGGGTTATTATTACACTCCAAGTAGGTTCATTAATATCAGTAAGAGGTCTTAAAAATAAATTCATTAACAGTCATTGAATATACTACCAACTTCGGATCCTACTTCAGATCCAATATTCTGTCCCAGAAGTGTCATCCAACCTGCTGCTAACCATCCAACATAAGGAATGTTAACAACTGCAGGAACAAGAAGACCAGTAGCAATACTAGTCCCCGCCATTGCACCTTGTGACCGTGCTCCAGCGTCCGCCACTATGCACTCTATGTCTTTTGCAGACTTTCCCTCACCGCCGTCTACAGCGCCTCCTGAACCCATATTCCTGGTTCCGTTAGCAGTGTATTCATCACGGCGATATTCACTTCGTTTTTCAGTTCCTCCACCAAACCAACCTTTCTTTTCTTTATCAAGGTCAAGTGATCTTTCTGATGTTAATACCTTAGGATCATTTGCCTTATAACGAATAGAGTACCCATCCTTATTGACATTTACGTCATAGGATGAGTACTCTCCAGTTGGTAAATTGAATGAAGGATACTGAGGACGATCAGCATACTTCTCAGTCATCTTAAGAACATGTCCTAAAACACCGATGTGTGCGATTGCTACAACACCACCAATAGTAACAGCAACCCATTTAAATGATGGTTTCATGATTACTTCTTAGGTTCGATAGCAGGTGCAACTTCTGGTTCCTTTTTCGCGATTGCTTTACCGTTAGCATTGCCACCGCCACCCGCCTTAGCAGGAGACAGTCCGAAAGCAGCTAGCGATCCAGAAAAGACCGATGCAATGAAGGTAGGATCGAAGTCAAGGATCTTTTGACCGTTTGGAAGTCTGACGTAACTAAACGTGAGGAGAGATGCAGACCAAATAAGTACAACAACTTTCACCAAATTACCAAGAACTTCACTCTTATCTTCATGATGGTCGTCTTTCTCTTCTACGTTTGCTTTAGATTTATTTCCTAGCATTGAATAGAAGACAAGGCAGTTCTATTTATTTGGGGAAACCTTCAGTATTAACAGGTACGATATAATTATTCTCCTCCAACCACTTGCGTGTAAGTGGTGTTGGTTCATAATCTGTCCACATAGTTCCTGCAGCACAAGACTGAAGTGCTTTCATAGTCATATCTTCTGTCTTACCTGCCCATGATGCTTCTGCTTCCCAAGGCACTGCTGCTTCGGGATAAGTACTTTCAACCATCTTACGCCAGATAGTAGGCACTTCTTCCTCTGGTTTAATAATGGCAATCATACTATTGTTGATACTACCTGCCATACAATCCTGTGCAACATGCCAACCTTCGTGACGCATAACACTCATGAGAACATAAGGACGGTGCATGAATGCTTTATTGAGGAAGAAGTTATTACTAACAGTATGGTAGACACCACGATGTCCAACTGGAAAATACTTCTCATCTGCTAAAAACACATTAACTCCGACTTTATCAAGGGCAACGAGCATGATGTTGAACTCGTTAGCAACAGCATTAAAATTACTATCGGGATAATAATTAGCAATATCTTTGATATCTTTGACTTTATCGATTCCATCTGTACATTCTCGGAGTAACATACAACCCATTGAATGCATAGTGTAGAATTCGTTATCTTTTAGGGGGGCGGAATGGACAGGTAGGGCAACCGCCGCCGCAGCAACCAGAGAGGCAATAATATTTTTCATGGAAGTTTAATAGCAGGACCAGTTTCGGCATAAGGAATAGAAGGACCAGTTAATTCTGGAACATTGGGAGTTGCTGCATCTATAAGACCAGGAAGAGCATCGGATATTGCTTCTACAGCAGCATTTGCAAGTTCTTCTCTTGCATCTTCAATCATTACATCTGCATTCTTATACAGATAAACCCCACCACCAATGACTGCCAATGAAGTCAGTCCTGATAGCAGGGCAATAACATTAATTAGTTTTTGCATAATACGCCTCGTAATATTTTACAATCCCCGATGTGCTCATGTTTCCTTGAGAAACCCAATCATGAACACATTCGTAAATGGATTGGTTTGTATATTTAGGTT